CCTGAGCGCGCAGATCATGGAGATCGCGGCGCTCACGATTAAAAAAGCGCAGAAGAGCCCGACGCCCAAAAACCTGCTCGCAATGGTCAGGGCGATATCGGCATTGAAATCATATGATGCCGTGAAGCTGCTCGGCGAGGAGACCACCGAGGAACAGCGCAAGGAAATGACCAAAGAGTTTTCTCCGGAAGTGCTCGATCATATAAAGAAAGTAATCTATGGCCTTAAATAGATCGTCGCTCAAAAATTTCCTCTTCACGCTGCTGCTCTCTACTTCGCTGCTGCTCATAATCGACGTGCTGCCGGCGCTGGCCGTCCCGGGGCCCGACAAGGCGAACGGTTTTATCCAGACCGGCAATCAGACGCCGGCGGTTGTCATAAATTCGCAGTCCACGATAGATCCCGTTATTAAACTGACCGAATATCAGAAGCGCTGGGTCCAGGACAAGTCGCGTTTCAAGATCGGCAAATGGTCGAGGCAGGCGGGCAAGAGCTTTGCGACCTCCCTCGAGGCGGTGCTCGACTGTTTTGAGCATGCCGGCACGACCTGGGTATTTCTCTCTGCAGGTGAGCGCCAGTCTAAAGAGCTCATGCGCACGGCCGCGATCCACGCCCGGGCGATTAACGCGGCGATCGCCGAGGTGGAGCAGACCTTCAAAGCCGAGGACAAGACAGAATATAAGCAGCTCGAGACCACCTTTCCAAACGGCTCGCGCATCATCGGCCTGCCGGCAAACCCGAGCACGGCCCGAGGCCACTCGGCAAACATACTGCTCGACGAGTTCGCATTCCATAAAGACAGCCGCGAGATCTGGAAGGCGCTTTTCCCGACCGTCACCCGCGGATACAAGATCAGGATCATCAGCACGCCGCAGGGCAAGAAGAATAAGTTTTACGAGCTATGGACCGCCAAGACCCTGCAGATGTTCGACGGCTCCGAGCATGTCTTCATGGGCGAGCGCGGCGGCTACTCGAAACACAACTGCACCATCGACCAGGCCATCACCATGGGCCTTGAGCTTTTCGACGAAGACGGCATGCCGATAGAGGCAGAAGATCTGCGCCTCGCATTAAATGACGACGAAGCCTGGCAGCAGGAATACATGGTCGAGTTCGTTGACGAGACCACGGCCTGGCTGCCTTACGATCTTATAGAGACGGTCGAAGACGCAAGGCTCCTCGCGGAGCCTTCGTGGGTAGAAAGGCTCATCGCCGACGCCGAAGACCATCATACCGAATACAAGCATCTGGAGCGGCCTCCTGTATTCGCCCCCTCATGGCTAAGGCAGGAAGTGCCGTTCAACAGCAATCTGTATATCGGGTTTGACGTTGCGCGGCATCGCGATCTCTCGGTCATCTGGCTCGACGAAGAGCATGACGGCCTGTATCTCACCCGGTCAGTGCTCACGCTGAAGAAGAAACCCTTCGGCGTGCAGCGCAATGTGCTCTTCGCGCTCATGCGGCTGCCGGGCTTCCGGAGGGGCTGCATAGACAATACCGGCATCGGCGCGGATATCGCTGAGCGCGCCGTCGAACTATTCGGCACCCGGGTGGAAGCGGTCACCTTCACCCCTGCCAATAAAGAGGCGCTTGCCCACGGAATAAAGAAGAGTTACGAGGACCGCAAGGACAGGATCCCCGCGGACCAGACAATACGCCAGAGCATGCATTCAGTGAAGAAGATCTCGACGCCTACCGGCAACTTCCGCTTCGACGCAGAACGCACAGACGCCATCGGCCATGCGGACCATTTCTGGGCAAAAGCGCTCTGTGTAAACGCCAGGGAGACGGCTGGCGGCCCGGTCACGGCGGTGACCCGGGGATTGCGCTCGGCAGCGGGCATGCTCAAGGGCTTTGGCAGGGTCAAATTAGAGGGCTTTTAAGGCTATCGTTCGCGTGGAGGCTACATAGGGCGGCACGGCGGCGGATAGTCGAAATTAAAAGAAATTAACATGGTCAGTGACGGAATATACGGGAGGTCGGCAATGGCAAAGAAGGGCATCTGGATAAATAAAGATCAATTCGTGCAGTTTTCAGATAATATGACCTCGCTGTCCGGCGAGATAGCGACCCGCGAGAGGTCCATAGATTTCTATTCCCTGGGCATGTACCTGCCCAATCCCGACCCGGTGCTCAAAAAGACCGGCAAGGACATCTCTGTCTATAAAGACCTGCTCGTCGACGGCCATCTCGGAGGCTGCTTCTCCTCGAGGAAGTCGGGCGTAAAATCCCTCAACTGGGAGATCGACCGGGGCAAGGCCAAGAGCCGCCAGGCCAAGGTCATCACCAGCCTCTTTGCGAACGACCTCGACATGGAGAACATAATCTCCGAAATGCTCAACGCGTGGTACTACGGCTATCAGGTACTGGAGGTTGTCTGGAAAAACACCGGCAGCTACTGGCTGCCCGAGCGGATCACCGGCAAGCCGCAGAACTGGTTCTGTTTTAATGCCGACGACAATGCATTGCTCATGCGGACAAAACAGAACTGGATGGGCGATGCCGTGCCTGACAGAAAGTTCGTTGTCGTGCAGCACGAGGCAGACTATGCAAACCCTTACGGCTTTGCCACGGCGTCGCGCTGCTTCTGGCCCATTGTGTTCAAGAAGGGCGGCTGGCGGTTCTGGGTCACCTTTGCGGAAAAGTACGGCATGCCCTGGCCGATCGGCAAGTTGCCGCGCGGGCTGCCTGAAAAAGAATTCAGCGATCTTGCCGACAGGCTCGAAAGCATGGTGCAGGACGGCATAGCAGTCATCCCTAATGATTCCTCCGTGGAGCTGCTCACGACAGAGAAAACGTCGAACGGCGAGATCTTCAGCAAGCTGATCGAGGGCGCCAAGACCGAGGTGAGTATCTCAATCCTCGGCCAGAACCTGACGACCGAGGTAACGGGCGGATCGTTCGCTGCGTCCGAGACCCACATGAGCGTGCGCGGCGATATTATAGACGGCGATAAAAAGCTCGTTGAAAAGGCTTTTAACCAGGTTATTAAATGGATCTACGAATACAATTTCGACGGCTCGGGCGACCGCCCGGTCTTCTCAATGTTCGAGGAAGAGGAGGTAGACAGCGATCTCGCAACCCGGGACGGTGTGCTCGCTGAAAAGGTGGGAGTCAAGTTTTCGATCCCTTACCTGAACAGCGCATATGGTTTCAAAGAGGGCGATATCGAATCTGTCAACGCGCCAACGCAGCCGGGGACTCCTGCAATAGCCAAGGGCCCTGCGCGGCTGCAAATCGCGCAATTCTCCGAGGCCCCGGCGCGATCCACCTCCGCTTTATTTCCCGACCAGGCTGCGATAGATGCAGCAGTCGCTACGCTCCCTCCGGAGCTCCTGCAGGAGCAGATGACCAAAGTGCTGAAGCCGGTGATCGATTTGGTGCAGTCCGGATCTTCTTATGAAGAGATCATGACCGACCTCTGCGAGGCATATCCCGACATGGACACCACGGCCCTCGAGAAGATGCTCTCCAGGGCGATTTTTGTCAGTGAAGTGTGGGGCAGGCTGAATGGACAGAAATAGCACGAAGCCCTGTAAGCACAAATGGGTGCATCTTAACACCGACTGCTGGAAGGAATATAACGGGTATCCCAATACCTATAATCGGGTAGATACATTCTTTTGCGAGCACTGCCTCGATATAAGAGAATTAACGAAGACAGAGAGCGGCCGTGACTGTCCGCGCTGGTTCAAAGGCCGTGGCTGAGAAGCCCGATCTCTCGTATGCCTTCGGATTGCCGCCTGAAAAGGCCGTCGAGTATTTCAAGTCGAAAGGCTATGCCTTCTCCTGGGACTGGCACGACACCTGGCAAGAGGCGCATGCAAAAGCCTTCACCGTCGCAAAGGCCACGCGCATGGACGTGCTCGAGGACATCCGCAGCGGCATCGACAAGGCACTGACAGAAGGCACCACTCTCCAGCAGTTTAAAAATGAGCTGACGCCTCAGCTGCAGGCCAAAGGCTGGTGGGGCCGCAAGATGGTGGGTGATGAAGAAGGCGCGGCCTCAGTCCAACTCGGCTCGCCGTATCGCCTGCAGACGATCTACCAGACCAACATGCAGACCGCTTACAGCGCCGGCCGCTATAAGGAACAGATGGACGATGTGGCCGAGCGTCCGAACTGGCAGTATGTGGCGATCCTCGACTCGCACACCCGGCCCGCGCACCGCGCACTGAATGGCAAGGTCTTCCCCTTTGACGATCCCTTCTGGAATACCTTTTATCCGCCTATAGACTGGAACTGCCGCTGCAGGGTCCGCACTCTTACTGACGGCGATGTAGCCGAGCGCAAACTCACAGTTGAAAACTCCGGGGACTCGCTCAAGACAGAGGAGCGTCCGATATCGCGCACTTCCGACAAGATGGCCGAGGTGACGACATATACAGATCCCGAAACCGGCGTGCGCTCCACGACCGGCCCCGGGTGGAATTATAACCCCGGCAAGGCGGCCTGGTTCCCCGATCTCGACAAGTATGATTACAAGATTGCCAGCCAGTATGTGCAGGGCGGCCTCACCGGTCCTGACTTTACGATGTTCTTCCGGGGCAAGATCGGCGGCAACTTCCCCGTGGCTGTGCTCGACAAAGAATACAAGGACGCTATCGGCTCCAAATCGCAGACCGTCTACCTGAGCGATGAGACGCTGGCAAAGAACATAGAGAGCCATCCGGAGCTGAAGGCTGAGGCATATCAGGCATTGCCGGATATCATTGCGAAGGCCCAGCTGATTGTCCAGGACGGCGATAATACCTTTGTCTTTTATAAGCAGGGGAAAGATATCTATTATGGCGCGGTGAAGACAACGCGGTCCGGAGAGACGAATTTCCTGACATCGCTGAGAAAAGCACAAGAGAATGATATCAAGGTGATCAGGCGAAAAGGGAAGATACTGAAGGATGAATTATAAAAGGTCCCGGGCAGAGCTCCCCATCATCTACACGCGATCCGCTATGGCTTTCGCCGAGCGTCCTACGGCCGGGAGGTTCACCGTGTTTCCGGGACCTTCGTCTGATTTAATTATACCATGTTTAAATTGAATGTTAAAGATGCTGACCTCAAATCCCTGCTGAAGCGCCTCGGCGGCAAGATGGACGATATGACGCCCTTTATGCGCGATGCTGCCGGCATCATGCATGACGCGGTCGAAGAGAACTTCGCGCAGGGCGGCCGGCCGAAATGGCGGCCGTCAAAACGTGTGGCGCTTCACGGCGGACAGACCCTACAGAAATCCGGACAACTTGCGAGCAGCATCAGCAAGAGATGGGAGCGCAGATCCGCTGTCGTCGGCACGAATAAGGTTTACGGGCCGATCCAGCAGCTCGGCGGCAAGGCAGGCAGAGGCAAGAAGGTGACAATCCCGAAGCGCCCGTATTTGAAACTGACGCCGGAGGATATCGTGAAGCTGATCAATAAATGCAAGCAATATCTGGTGGGGAGGTGATGTCTATGGGCAAGCCGAAATGCTGATAAAATAAAAGGGCTACGCTGAAATTAAAAAGGCCCGGGATCCCCCGGGCCTTTTTCGTATTTGTACGATGCGTCCTACTGCTTCCCTGAATCATCCTTTTTCTCTTCGACGCTTATGATTACCGCATCACGATAATCGTCATCGCCAAACATCTTGGCATTTATCTGTA